CATTAGAAGCCAGCACATTCAGTTCATCAAAACCGAAAATAGTCTTTTTCAGCTTTTTCGCAGCATCGTTAGTATTGTTCAGTCCTTTCGATGCGTTTTTGCTCGTATCAGCGATGGATGCACCATAGTCTTTCCAAGCTTTTTTCGCCTGTACGACAAAGCCTTTTCCGGTAAGTGCCGCCATAAACTGACCAACACTGTTCAGCGCACGAGCCATCATGTCGATAAGTGCAGACACATAAGGTGCAACTACGTTTATGATTGGAGCGAAAGCGGCTGCCCATGCATTTTTCAGATACAGTAAAGACGAAACCATACCAGAAATACTTTTATTGTAGGTGTCGCTGTATTGAACAAGGTTATCCGAGCCTTCTTTGACAGCCTGTTTTATCTGACTGATTGCACCAAAAACGGTAGAAAACAGGATAGATGATCCAAGCATCCGTCCAAGTCCCATTCCATTACCACCGCTGCTTACTCCGCCCATCAATTCTTTTAAGGTTCTGAACGGATGGATAGCTTTGCTTGCCATCTTTCTTGCGTTGGCAACAGATTTCTGTACCTTATCGAATCCTTTGGCAAGGTTGTTTGCTTTGTTTCCGATACTTCCAATCGCCTGAAATGCCCTTGTAACCGCATTTCCGCTCTGTGCTGCACCGTAAACTGACTCTTTCAGCTTTGTGTATGCTCGCTGTGATTTTTCCAGCTCTTTCAGACCTGCAGATAATTCCTCCACTCCTGCAAGATCTCCAGCTGAAAAAGCCTGCCTGATAGCTTCTTTGGTGATCGCTATCTCACTCTGAATCCTTTTCAGAGTAGTTTCAATCTCACTGGAATCCGGCGGTTGCATCTTAACACCAGACGATTCCTGAATTTTCATCTTTAGATTTCCAAAGATTTCCTTTATCTTTCCAGGAATTTCTTTTACCTGAGACGGAATATTTCCAAGAGTTGCTATCGCTTCTTTTGTCCGTATAATTTCACTTTTCAATTCCTCGAATCCAGATGCTGGTTTTGAAACATTTTCAGAAGTCGAAACATTATTCAACTCTTGGCCGAGTTTTCTTACCTCTTCTGATGCCACTTTTGCCGATTCTGCAATCTTCTGAACATTTGTACTGGAAGTCGAAGTCGTTTCTGCTGCAACAGGATTGACTGTATTTTCCCCTGTATCTCCTCTCTGAATTTTCATATTTTTCAAAGAAGTAGGGTCGAATGGTGTGCTTACCTGTTTCAGTGCTTTCAGTTCATTTTCTGCTTTCTGGATTTTATAAACCAGATTGACATACGCTTTTCCGTAGGTGTCTACATTCTCCGTATCCAGTTTTTCTTGCAGTCTGTCTTTGAGTCCTGAAAGTTTTTTCTCCGTCTGTTTGATTTTCGTATCAAGCTCAGTTTGTCCGAGTCCAGAAAAATCTAAACCTTTTCCAACGTCTTTGAATTTTTCCTTTATCTCGTCCAGTGTTTTATAGGTATACTTTAAATCCGACCTGTCTACACGCGGTTTTACCGGCTTATTTCCGATGTTTTTTAACTCTTTGGTAAATTCCCTGAGTTCTGTCCGATAAGCCTCTATTTCGCCAAAATCGAGGTTTGTGATCTTATCGAAACCGGCGGTCAATGCCTGTACTTTTGTTAATGCATCAGATACTTTGCCAAGTCGTTTCACAAGACCGGTTAAAGATGCGTTCGCACCTTTCGCTTTGGCTTCTATCTGTAGTTCGAGTGTGTCCATTTCATCAGACATATGTTCTCACCGCCTTTATATTTTTGTTTCCGGAAGACCTCTTCTTCTGTCATTTGCAATCCACTGTTCCATCTTTTGAATTTCCAGACGCATTGCCAAATCTTCATTTTCTTCCGTATTACTCTTTGATTCATCGGAAATTAGTTCAAAAAGTGGTTTCTTTAAATATTCCGCTTTTGATTTTTTTCCATTCAAAGCCTTATCTAAAGCTGTCAAAACAGCCGACATTTGGTATTGTCCAGCCATCCAATTCATGCGGTCGTGATCTTCCATGGACTTCTGATAGCCTTTTTGTACGGCATTCAAAATCCGTGGGTTCATTTTCCAGAATTCTTCCCAGCTTATTCCCAGTCGTCTCGCTTCCGGGAACCATTCATTGGTGTAATATTCCCGGTGTGTCCGGTATTTCTGTTTCCATTGTGCCGGTTGTTCTGGTGATAATTTTTCTGTCCCTTTTTGCCCGGATACGTTGGAGTTTTCTTCTCCTTGTTCTCCCCGAGGTTGCGAAAAAAATCAGATTCTTCCATTTCTTTACTGATAACTTTCATGATATCGTCAAAGCTGCCTCCATTTAACAGATGTTCCTGAATCTCGATGCCGCTTTCTTTTGCGGATTTTCCCATACAAATTCCTGCATATGCTCTTACGATAGATACCGGCTTTCTCTCAATATCTTCGATAGATACTCCAAGATCTTCCAGGTCGCAGATCATGTTGAAGTCAAACGGTTTTGCTGCGTATTCTCTTCCATTAATAACGATTCTTCTCATTTATTCCTTCCCTTTCCGTAAAATACGGGAAGGGCGATCCGAAGACCGCCCTTTTCCTTTTCTCTAATCGCCAGCGTAATTGTAGACATAGTCCCCAGTAGCCGCTGACTCACTCTGGAGACTTACGATTTTTTTGTTACTGTAAATGTTCCGTCATTATTATCCACGATAGTGTAGTTGTCTGTAACTTTCTTTGCTACCGTGTTCGGTATCAGTGTTACACCCATTTCTACGATTTCATCAACTCCGCCGATATCGTTCGGTGTAGCAGAAGCCTGTCCGACATAAGCATATTTTGCTTCGCCACCGATGCCGTCATTTCCATACAGCTGCATAATACACAGACTCTTATCACCCAAATTATCGATGTTATCCAGATACTCTTTTTCCAGATTTCCAGTGAACTCTTTGGAGTCAGATGTTTTGACACCTTTCTTATATGTCTGTGCATCGTCTTCCAGTGTGGTGGATTCTACCGTGTTTGGGGCTGATACCGGTGCCGGAATACTTTTAGCAGCACACAGAAGGTTATAAGTACCTGCGAAATCCGCTTTTGTAGGGTCAGTTTCTGTCATTTCTTTGTAGATTACCCTTGATTTATAACTTGTAAAAGCCATGTTTTCACCTATCTTTCTGCCATTTTGGCAAATAAAAAAAGAGCCTTAAGGCTCTGTCTACAGTACATCTTTTGATCCTATGTTTCTTTTTACACGCATGATGCTACGGTAATAAGAAGTTCCGTTACTTGCTTCTGGGAAACTGTTGATTTCAAATCCCATTTCTTTAAAAGCAAATGCGACCTCTTTCAGTACCGTTTTTGCTTCTTTTTGTGAAACATTTGTTGTCACTTCAATCTGCATTGCATACGAGATTCCGTTGATTTTATCCCTTTCCTTTGTGATTCCAGATTCTGAACCCGGCATCTCATGGATGTACACGGTAGGAAACTTTGTGATAACATCTTTCGGACTTGAAGTTGTTGTGAAAAAGATGTTTGGATATTTCTCTTTCAGCTTTCTATTTACTTTCGAACTGACAATAGAGAAAATCCGTGTTTCTAAGTCAAAAACCCACGAATTATCCATTTCCAAACACCTCTCTCGCAATTCTTTTGGCGTTTTTCGCCATTTCTACACTTGCATTATACATTGGCATGGTTGCTTTAACACCGTGCGTATAATGCCATTTATCATCGTCTCCGAGGTAATACCATCCATCCTCAAACGCATGAACCTGTCCAGGAAATGTTCCGACACCGTATCCCATTTCATTTGCTTTTGGATTCGGTACTTTGTTGTGAAAAATACCTGCTCCAAATTCGATTGCCAGCAATGTTGAAAATGGTTCGTGTCCCTCTGCCTGTTTTAATTCTCCCGTAGCAATCAGGATAGCTTTACATCCCATTTCTTCCGGCGTAGTTTCACATCGCAAGGTGACTGTCTTTCCAAGTGGAGATTCCTGTACTTTTTCCATAGCCACGATTCTTCCGTACTTAGAAAGTTCGGTGACGAATTCCTCCACTTTTTTATTGAAAGATCTCTGGTAATCTTCAATTTCCTCGATAGCGTTTTGGATGCTTTTTACAGACAATCCAAAAGATATCTTTTTCACGGTCAGTCACCCCCATTGTGCAAAAGTTTTTTTAGCAAGAAACAATCTTCATTCAATGCTTCCGTGTTCACGCCAATTACCTCGTAATCAGCAGAATTCTCATCCACCGTTTCGTTCTTATACAAAACTTCTGAATCCTTCCAGATTTTCATTCCAACTTTTAATGGAAGAAAATTCTTTGTACTCATAATTGTTGCTTTGTCTGACGAATCATCTACGCCGAACGCACGGATAAATGCTTCTGTCAGAGTAGAATTGATGTTCGCTCGAAAATCAACGATTTCACCGGCAGTCACCCGATACTCTCCTGTTGCAATCGGTTCCTGTCTTCCGTCCACGATAATGTATTTGATATTTCCATCATCGTCCGTTTCATAAACAGGTTCCGACTTTCCGGGAATCAGGTATTTCATGCTCTGTTTGTTCGCTTGCAGCGCGATCATTCTTTTTTTGCCTTTTTGGTCTGTTTTACAACCTGATCCGCACCTGTGCTGGCTAATCCAGATACGATACCGACAGCTACTGCATTCATAATATCCTGTGCCGGAAAATCAGGAATGACATACATTCCGACCGCACCAAGGATTCCACCTGCAACTCCTACGATCACCGGAATCACATTGTCTTTGATCTTTGGACACAGTTTTGCACCAAGTCCAATCAGGTATGTGATGACTACGATAGCAACTACTGTTCCCATTGTTGAAATATCCATTAATTCTCACCTCCACTCGACTTTTTCCTAATGTGAAGTTCGTCAATTTCTTCTTTCATTTTCGTTCCCAGCCCGTTTCCTCCAAGCGCATGATACGCTTCGTATATTTCACAAAACGTTTGATACGCGTAAGACGGAATATATCTAGCTTCTGTGTACTTTGAGTGATATTCAATCAGCTGAATCTTCAAAAGCAACATAGTGCCTTTCCCGTTTGCATCTCTATATTTCTTTTGATTTTTCAGCAACCACACGATATACCCAAGAAGAATTGGAAGAGAAATGATATAAGTCTGTAATATTATTTCACGCATGTTTTCTCCATATTTCTTTTGTAAATCAGTCTGCCCACCGCCCGTAATGACTGATGCCCTGCAACCGTCCAGATGCAAGCATCCGAACAATCACGCACATTCTTCTTATAAAGCATGTACATATGGTAGTACATCGCTGTATATCGAACTGGATATATAAGCATTTTCCCAGGAACGTGTTGTTGAATTTTCGCTGTGTGAAGTCTCACCGAAAGCTCCTGTTTTCAGATACAAATCCACCACTGCCATAGCGATAATGGACTTGTTTTCCTCAAGATCACTTCCAACCTGTTCTTCCGTATATCCTTTTGGGAAATTTCTGACTTGCTTATATTTTCGTATAGCAAAATCAACCAGAAGTTTCGGTGGAATCTGACCTTTTAATTCCGGAACGTCATCAAAATATTCAGTTGCCAAATTCTTGATTGATTCTGTTACTTCCATTTCTTCTCCTTACAGCCCAAATGCAGAAATCAAATAAGATTTCAGGTCTGTTCCATTGATGCCCTCTGGATCTTTGACACCGTTTTCAGCTGCCAATCTCCGAAGCTCTGAAACATTCATCTTGTTGATTTCTGTCTTTGTGTATCTGGTTTTTTCTGGTGATGGTTTGTCAACGGGAGATTTGGAAACCTCTTCTCCCGCTTTATACCACCGACCATTCACTTTCATTAAATGGTCTGCAATCATACACGCACCGCCTTACGCTACTTTCATGACCACAACACTGTTCATTCCCTCGAAAGATGGAAGACCGATCATAGATACGATGCAGTGTGTATTTATCGGATGATCTGTCGCATATGTGTAAACAGAGATACCAGTTTCTACGATAGACAGATTTCCTGTTGCTTTGTCACCGCTTCTTTCTTCCGGTGTTCTTCCGAAGATGTAATCTCCGAGGTATACACCTGCGGACTGGCAGGAGATAATGTTAGTCGGAATAAAGTACTGAGTAACGCCAGATTCATCAACGTACATCTTGTCGTACACTTCGATTTTGATTCCGTATCCTCTCAGATATGCCAGAACATCTTCCTGTCTCACTCTGATACCGCCGTTGTAGGCAGTGATTCCCAGAACCTGTTTTTTGGTGTCTTCCGCATTCAGAATCATTTCGAATGTCTCTGTATTCATGGAGAATCTTGTCAGAGAATATCCGGTTTTCTTTGCAAACTCTCTTCTGGCTTTAATCAGGTCCGCCAGTGGCGTTGCTGTTGCGGATGCTGTCCACTTGTCTGTTTCACCGGAGATTTCGATGAAATGATCTGTTTTGTGCTTCGTTCCGTTGTCCGCTGTGTAATCAATAACGTACTTTTTGCCTTCGATATTGACAGTTACTTTCGGCACACCGTCAGCCGGTGCCAGAAGCTCCCAAATCTGTCTCTCAGGAACCACCATTGCACCCTGAATCAGCATCATAGGTTTTTTACTGATCTGTCTCAGTACCTGGTTTGCCAGACTGGAATTTTCAGCTGCCTGGTAATCAGCATATGTCTGTTCCTCTTCCTCAGTGGTCATGTAGGACTCTCTGTAGAACGGCATCTTGTTCTGGATATCCTTGAATCCACCAACGTCTCTCAGTGGAGCCTGCGCATCAAAGTTGGATGCTTTTAATGCGATCGGCTGTGAATTTTCTCCCATAATGTATCTGATGCTGAGAGAATCCTGTTTTGTTGTTCCAAATTTCTGTCTGCCAAGATACGGTGGCAGTGCGAGGGATGCTTTGTAGTTATCCCACATCACTTCAAGGCTTCTGGCAGTAAATGCTTCTCTTAATGGTAAAGCCATGGTTTATATACCTCCTGGATTATTCTGTAATCTGTGGTGCACCGTAAAATGTAACTCTAGGAGTTGCTTTTCTAGCTGCATCTGCAATAGTCGGCGAAAGTGTTTTTACCTTTTCCCAGTCGATAGTTCCCTGGTATACATATGTTCCAGGTGCATCGCCCTGAGTAACATCTACATCTTCCAGAAGATATCCAAGGCACTTTGCATCATTAGACGGGTACGGTGTTCCAGCTTTTACAATCTTCATTCCATTTTCGTCAGCTACTGTTACCGCAGTCTGTGGAACCACACACGCTGCGCCCTCATACGGAAAAAATTTCAAAATTCCTTTTCCCTGTGTAAACTCTCTTACAATTGGTTTTCCCATGTTGTCCTCCTTACTTCATCAGGTAATAGTCCTTCATAGACTGTTCACCCTGTTTTTCGCCAAAATAGATGGATTCAGCATTTTTCACATCTTCTGGCTTTTCATCATTTTTGTTTGTGCCGCCAGTTCCACCGCCCGGATTCATGCTTCCTTTGGCGATTTCCTGCTCTTTTTTCTGAGCTGCGGCAGTTTCTTTATCAGAGATAATCTGTGACATGGAATCGATTGCAGTTTTTGCAACTTCTAAATCGTCCTGTAATGCACCGAGAACTTTTTCAGTCTGTTCCCCTGTCAGTCCCTTTTCAGCTGCATATGCACGAATATCTTTTTTGACATTCTCTTTCTGAAGATCCGCAATCTGTTTTTGCAACTTCTCTATTTCATTCAGATCTGCATTCCCCGGTGTTTGTGTCTGGTTTGGCTGCGGTGCTGGCTGTGGGGTTGGTGCCGGTGCTGGATTTTGGGCTGGATTTGGTGTTGGTGGTTCTACATCGCCATGGAACTGATTCAGATAGTTAGAAACCTGATCTTCCGTTGGTTCTGCAATCCCTAATGCAATCAAATTTTTCTTTGCCTGTTCTCTTGTCATTGTTATTACCTCCGTGCAATCTACATTTTTTGTCGCTGTTCTATCAGCATGGATTTAACTTTTTCTCATCTAACGCGTGAGAATGCATTTTTATATAAAAAAGGCAACCACATGATCTGTGATTGTCTGATTTATCTTTTAATCGCATAAAAGACATATTTTATCCATTTTTCTCGATTCTGGTACGTTGATAACCCTCTGATTGGAACTTCCTCGCCATTTCAAGGTATTGTCTTTCAGTGCCTTGACGAATGTTCCGTCTACCAGAACGTCTACATACTTCATGATTTCATGATCTTTGATATCTTCATACCAGTACCCGGTGTACATCCAAATTGTTTTCTTTGGAAACACTCGTTTGATATATTGGCACAATATTAACGTGTCATTCCGATTTCCAATATACATTGGATCACCGCCTGATAAGGTAATCCCCTCGATATAGTCCTTCTGAAGCTGTTCCTCAATTTCCAGAAGTGCATCTGCATCGAATTGCAGCCCGTCCATCGGATCCCACGTAACCGGGTTTTGGCATTCTGGACAATGGTGCGAACACCCGGACATCCAGAGGACAACCCGTAAGCCGTCCCCATTTTTCATATCATCTTTTGTAATGTCGTGATATCTCATTCCTGATTATCCTTTATCTGATTCTGGTTTTGTCGCTGTTCAAGCACCTGTTTCTGCGCTTTTTCAACTTCTTCCAATGTCTTATACAGCACATCCAGATACGGTTTTGACAGATTGTATGCTTTTTCACTGTCTGCAAACAGGGTGCTTCTTTCAAATGCAATCTTCGGATGCACACCGTCTTTTAACAGATAGTCAAGGAACTGCGCCTTTACTAACATGTTATCCATCGGACTGTGATTGATCGTAACCTCGAATTGGCTGATATCAAGAGGACAATCGTCTTTTCCTTTTTGAACTCTGATAATGTTCAGGATTACTTCATTCAGCCTTTGTTCAGATTCCTGAATAATAGGGTCTTTTAATTTTCCACGGGTTTTCGCCATGTCCCATCCGTTACGAAGTTGGACGGCTCCTTGCGTGTCTCCTCCGGTATTCCCTTCCAGTTTTGGAATTGCAAGAATCTGCAGGATATTGTCCATCAGGTCTTGTTTTGCAACCTGCGTTTCCGTCTGGTTCAATTCCTGACTCATGATATCGACATCAGCCTTGTTTTCAGCATTGTTGGATTTTACAACAAATGCACCGTTCATTTTCATCTGCTCGAACGTCTCTTTGTCAACCGTGCAATTGACAAACTTGATAAATGACTGAACAAATTGAGAAATGCCGTCTGCTCTGTTGGACTGGATCTCGTTCAGAGCATCAAACATACTGATTACCAGTTCGATATCTGAAATTCTCTCGAAGTTGTTTGGGTATTCTACAATCGGAATACCGCCAAAAGCGTGAAGTTTCCAGTCCTTCACTTTTCCATTCAGGATAATGCACTGATGTGTGGCTGTGTGACACGCTTTATACCATTCCCCTTTTTCGTTTTTTAATTCCTGTACGGATACAAGTGGTTCGTCCGTAATAGAAGAGTAGATTATGTAAGTATTCATCGGTGTTGGCACCGTAATGCGGAATGGCACATTTGCTTTTTTGTCTTTTACAAATTGTGCCGCCAAGAATCCTGTTCCTGTTGCGGACTGCCATTCACCACACCGAATATTTCTTGCATGTTTATGTGCCAGTCTCAGATAGGTGTTGAACTTATCAACAATCTCGTTTATATCTTCTTTAACGATTCCGACACACTGCATCGCTTCTCCGTAAGACTGACCAACTTTAAATTGCACACTCTCATATGCGTGGTTTTCGCAAATCTTATTGTTTACATCATTACGGATAGTCTTTGTTCGATACAACACCGGCTGATCGCCTTTATAATATCTCCACAGATAATCAGCGATCTTTTTGTTGTAGTAGAAAGTCCCAAGTGTATCTCCGACAATATCAAGAATGTTTTTCTCATTAACTTCTTCTACGTCCGCATATGCAATTTTTCTTCCGTAATTGCCCTTCACAAGTTCATGAAAAAACATTTTATTCTGTTCCATTTCTTACACTCCAAATACCATTCCGCTGCTCGTTGTCCGATCTGCGCGTTTTTTTACTTCTACTTTTCCGTTCGCTACAAGATATACGATTCTTTTGTTGCACTTCTTACACAGATAACGCTTATCAATCTGCGATCTTCCATCGTACATCCCTACTTTTCTGCCACACTCTGGGCAGTAAATCGTCTTTTTTCTATACTCTTTCATGATTTTCTCCACAAAAAACGCGCCCTGCATAACTGCAAAGCGCGCTTTTCAACATCAAAGGGGGATTGATTGGTGGATAAAAATTTCTTTTTATCTGATTATTATTATATCAGGTCAATTTTTTTGCGAATAGATGAAAAAATGTGCATTTATGTGCATTTTTGTGCTAAATATTTCTCTCCGAACAGTTTTTCAAAACTTTTCAACGCTTTCCCGTGGATAGACATCACGTTTCTGAATGAATAGCCCATCTCCACACAAATCAGATTCCAGTCTTTCCTAAGGACATACCGTTTGTACAGTACATCGTACTGATTTTTATTTTGCAGATTACTGATTTCCGTAGTAATCTGTCTTCTACGTTCCAGAGCCTGACTTATCATTTCACTGATATCGTTTTCTAGATCTACGATTTCAGCCACCGCGCTGCCAAGCTTGTCCTTGTCAGGTGTCACCTGCACGTTGACTTCTTTCTGTGTAGTCGATATCGATACCGTCATCCCTTTTAACTGCTGCAATTCTTCCGTTTTGTTCCGGATTACGGAATTCAGAACAGTGATCTGGTTTAAGTATGTTTTTGTGTCCATGTTAATATCCTCCCCTGAATGGATTTTTTATTGGTTCTATTTTTGCCGGTTCCCACGTTCCTTCGATAAAATAGGCAAGTGAAGCAAGGCAGTCTGGTGCATCATCATGCGTGTTTCTCCCTTTTATCGTAAACGAATACAGGTTTCTCATGAAATTCCGGTATTCTTTGCTTCTGCATCCTGTATCTCTAAAATACCAGTCTCTTATCGAACCAGCTTTATCCCATATTCTTTGTTTCTTTCTTTTATCTGTTGGTGCGTATTTTGAAACAAGATTTATTTTCTTCCCATTTTCTTTTAAAAGTGCATCAACCTCATCCTTATATCCCTCTCCACCCTGATTAGACTCGAAATATGCACTTCCAACATCGTGTTCGATAATCATATTAACAACTTTTGGTTTTGTAATTTTCTTTTCTGAACTATCGAATATAACATCGTCAATGTATACGGATCCATCTTCATACATATACGCAACAGCAAACGCTAAATTATCTTCACCGCCAAGTGCCACATCACACGCTGCACATATTCTATATGGTTCTTCTGCTGGAAGGACTCCATTGTAAAATTTCATGTGTTCCGAATTGAAAACTGCACCGTCACGTTCAATTGGTTCCTGCTGGCACTGTGCATACCAACCGGCCATGTCATCGTTTTCTTCAAATTTCGCTCTTTCAATCCTGTAATATTTTGTTGAATACCCGACACCGTATTCATAATCGAAGTTGCTCTCGTCTGTGACTGGATCCAATGCAGGTATTTTTAAAACATCCCAGCGTATATCCTTTGCTTCCGGATTATTCTCCAAAAAATCCCTACGATCCATGTAAATATCTTTTAAGCTCCAGATTGTTCCATTGTAGATAACCTTACATTTTTCTTTTTTTCGTTTCATGACGTTATTGTCAAAAACAATCTGTTTTCTTCGGAGAATATCTGGATTTAACACATCCTGTATTCCCTCTAAGATATCGTCAATGATAAGCCATCCATATGCATCGTATTCACCATTCAGACCGGCCGTAAGTCCTTTTCCAGAAAGAGATTTATATTTTTTCTTTCTTTGCAGATCTACTTTATTATTTTTCGCATCCGTGTCAACAATAATCGCTTTTGGAAACACATCAGAAAAGCAATAAATAGGATCTGTCCATATTTCTATTACACCTTCAAGAAAGGCTCCTCCAAGTCCCTCTTTATAAGTTACATAGAGGTTGCTTGCTTCTGTATTTCTAGCACATTTCCATGAAGTTGCAAGGGTTAATTCTTGGGATTTTCCTACTCGTGCCGGCATATGAACAAAAAGTTCATCCAATTCATCATCTTCAAGCATTTGCAACTTGTCCGTTACTAACTTCAGTGTTTTTCTTCTTGGCTCGTAAAAACGATCTCTACGTTTTCTGTTCTTTTCAACATACAACATGTAGCTGTCAAGAATTTGTGGAGCTTCTGTCTTTAAAATGTTGTAATATGTATTAGTCAAGCTGAATTCTGTTTTATTTTGCTGTGCAAAGTCTTCCAATTGCCCGAACGTTCCTCCGCCTGTTTGATTATAAATCAGCTGATTAATAATATTTTTCGCTCTTGAAGATATTTTTGTTCCATACTTGATATCTTTTTCTTCGAGAATAGCTGTTTGAACTGCCAAAGCATACGCATCAAGAACTTGTTCATCTATCCCTCGTCTCCGTATATAGTCCTCATATCCATTTATCGTCTTTATCAGGTACTCACTTGCCATAACGTAAAAAAGTGCCTCCTAACTCAAATAAAAAAGTTAAGAGACACTTCTCTGTTCCATGTCCGCATCCGGGCATTGGCTTCTTTGTTTATTTTTTCCTCTCAAACAGTTCTTCCGGTAACGGCTGTCCCAACCAACACATCCGCAGGTACTTTCTGAACGTTGGTTCGCTCATTCCTGCTCTTTTACAGGCAACCGCCATCGTGATTTTATGCTGACAGTAATCATTTATTGCATTTGTGAACTTTTCTCTGTCCACTAATATACATTTTCGTCCCATGGTATCACCTTTATTCCTCTGTATGCCGCGTATTTGTGATCTTTCCATACACATCTTCATACAGTTCCTGTTTATCGCCATTGTAAGTATATTCAGCATAGATACCGTCTCCGCTGATTGTTGTGGACACCATACATTTGTAATTCTGCAACGTTTTATTCGACCAAACCACAAATACATTGCTTAAATTAACAGGTGTCTCTGGTCTGTTCTTCTCATACCATTCAACAAGTTTCTTTTTACATACGCTCTGAAAGCGATCCATTCCTGTGATAATCATGTTTAATCCTCCTACTCCCATCCATCTTGAATCATTTTAACCGCCCCATCCCGGTAATTTTGCTTTTGAACCCTTTTTCATTGCTTTAAATGCTTCCGTAAAATTCATTTTACCACCCTTTCCTTGTGACTTGTAATTTTTACACCGTCTTTAATCTTCCTGATTGTCACCGTGTATCCGGATTCTGCCAGTTGTGCCATCCGGTCAAGGTTCATCAGGATATTTTCTTTGATTTTCATTTCTTCCCCCGATTTGTCCATATCAATACCCTTTCGAATCGTAAGTCATAGTTTTTCCGCATTTCACACATTTGCAGATATACTCCCGTTTGTGTGTGTCAAAGTGTTTCCGGAATCTATGCTTACAGAATTTTTGTTTTATCAGAAAATAGATTTTTTCAAAAATCATGCTTTTTCTCCTTTTCCTTTGTAGTGAGCGCAGGTGGATTCGAACCACCGACCTATAGAATCAAGTTCCACCGTTCTGCCATCTGAACTACACGCCCATGTCCACGGGAATCTGCAAGTCTGAAAACAGTTTCCCGTGCCGCTACGGTTCTTTAGACACATCCATCTGTAACTCTGAGAAAGTAACTCTTTTGGTGACTCCGCAGCTAAAACACCACTTTTTACATTTTTACTTGAAATAGGTACTACAAATACAAAATGTTGATTAAAATAAAGTTTTTTCAAACACAGTCATGGTTTCCCATTATCCATCATAGTAGGAATCATATTCAGCCAGTGTGACGATAAGTCTGAGCTTCCGGTTGCGACCCTTGGCTTCTTACCGCTGTCAAAGCACACACGGGATTGATACCCGTAAATTTCACGGTTCTTTCAGAATATTTTTACTCTAATAAGACTATGAATCTTACTCAAAAGAAATATCGCATCTGTGCCATACCGCTACTTTAACAGATTTCTTGTGTTATACCCCGATTTCTCAGGTTCAAGGCAAATCAGCTTGTTTGAGTTTTCCAGCCGATCCGTGGTCTCTCACACCGCTCACCAAACTGGATTATTCCTGCACCGCAGGCGTCTATTCATCGCTGACCACAAGGATCCTGCTTTTGACCTCTCTATGATGATACACTGCAGGGCATTGTTGACGGGTTCCCGTCTTCTCCACTGGAATCACTCCCGGTAGAAAGTATCGGTTGACCCAGTATCCCGAATCAACCTTACTTATTCACCGCTGCATCTCAGCAGGACTGAAAAATCCATCTTCACTGAGTTGACCATGTTTGAAAACCGTTATCCGGACTCGAACCGGAATCTTTAAAAGAGAGGGATCCTTTTACTGCTTTGCCGTTAAGCTATAACGATAAATCACGGTTTTTTCTGTATACGTAGGAACTTACCAAATTTCACTTTTAAGGAGATTTTATGAAAATGACAAAAAGTAACTGCTTTCAGAAACCGTGAAAACTGAAAAGCTGTCGTTCGGATTCGAACCGATACCACCAGAAAGAACATTTCAAAAGAAAGTGTGGTTTCCACATCGACAGCAAGTAGGCACAAGCGGAATCGAACCGCTATCCCGGCAGACGAGGTGAATTTTCATCCGGTGTCTTTCCATTAGACCATGTGTCTATGTCCATAGGATACCCCGTCAAAAGTACCCTATGCCGCTACAATTCTTTTTTAAGTGCAACTTTGCAGATAAAAGCACTCACGCTGACTGTTGCGTGAAGTCGCCGCCCGGACTCGAACCGGGAACCTACTCTAAGAAAGGATTAAAAGAAAAGTTGCTCTTCCAGTTGAGCTATGACGACATTTTTGTGGCTGTATCGGTTAAATCAGGTTATGACAACGTTATTTTCCGGCAGCCACCGCCCGGAAGTTGGCAGGGTGGGATTCGAACCCACGAACCATTTGGAACCGATTTACAGTCGGCTTGCTTTGACCACTTGCATACCTGCCAAGAACTACCGGATAGGTGACAGCTACCCGGTGTTTTACCGCCTATAACGGTCAGTCTTCCGAAAAAGACAGGGTTGAATTTCACATCTGCGGATAAATTAAATATAAAAAGGAGTACTTATTGCAGTCCACCAAACTGCAATGGGGATGGCAGGTATCGAACCTGCGACACGCTGAATATAAGCCAGCTGCTCTACCACTGAGCTACATCCCTCAACCGTCTCCAGGACGGTTAGCAGCATTATTTATCGTGTTGTGCGCTACACTATGCGGTTATTTAAGTTTCCTATCGTGTTACCGCCAACCTACACGCTGTTCTTTTTTCCTCAAACAGTAGTTGGAGATTTTAAAGTCTTTACTGACTATTTCTCAGGCATCCGGTAGATGAACGGAGAAATGATTTCTATTTTTTGGCTTTCTCCGTCAACCACTGAGATTCCGTGTTGGATACCTATTTTTCTTATTTCTTTGAGTAGTTCTTCTGTCAGTTCGACATTATTGCAAACCATGAACGGCGCCAATGCATGATGCATTTCTTTGAACACTTCTTTTGCTCTTTCAGGTGTCTCGTATCGTCCAAGGACATCACGCACGCCACGGCTACTTGTACAGATACACTGTCCGTCAATATAAACCTCGCAGTTTTCAAAATTGATCGACCGTGTTCCTGCCTGATTAATTATTCTCATCGCTCCGCCTCCTGTGTTCCATCTGGCATTCAAACAGTTTTGCTACATTTGATCGTTCCTGCCGGATCCCGTGTCCCTGACGGAACAATTCACACGTAAGGAATTTTCCACATTTGGTGCATTCATCGTTGATTTCTTTTCCGGCGATTCTCATGTGTTCGTTTCCTTTCCGAGAAAGAATGAAAATGTGTTTGATTCTGGAATTTTAATTCCGATCATGCCGCATGTTACTAAATTGCTTTTATCAATAAAGCAAGTAGTTTCTGCTTTTACGATGTAGTTTACACCGTTTATCATTCGTACAAGGAATTCATCAGTGCTGTATGATTTCTTTTCCCAAGAAACATCCCCTATACTTTTTACGGAAGTAGGATAATACACTGAATTTTTGAATTCTTCGATCGGTATATGTATCTTCATTCCTTCAAGTGTTTCAACAGTATACTCGTTATCCGAAGAATGATATTTCAAAGACGAATTCTTTACTTTATACTCTTCACCACTTGGTAGTCTCAGTATATAGTCATCTGGACTGTATTCCTTTTTCTCACTTTCCATGACATACCCCTTTTTATTTTTGGAGTCGTAGAAACGACTAAGTAAGGCGGTTTTCCGTTTTCCACTAGACCCCCTCCCCACAGCGTTATCGAACGTATGTATCTATTTGACAAATCATTGTTTGTTATATAGATCATTGTACATTTTCATGCACTTCTACCAATTCTGGTAAAGGTTTTTGTGCATCTTTTTCCATCTCCAAAAACTCACTGCTTTTTGCGTTGTTTTGATCGATTCTGCACACTTCTGAGCCACCCAACTGCGGTAACTGATCCGCTGACAATGCTCTCTTCGGTGCTGTTTCTCTGGTGACTCCTGGCATATTCCACAAATGGTTACGGTTCAGGATTGCCAGTGGTTTCACAGGGTTGATACTCTTGTCTAATAGAAGTGCTTCTAATGACTGTTCATTATCTCTACTTATAGTTTTTGCGAGGTCTAAAGCTCTTTTACT